TTGCCTGGTCTTCGCTGGTTGTTGCTGGGATGGCGCAGATGGCCGCCGTGACCGCCGAGCGCGATCAGCTGCGCGCCGAGGTTGAGCGGCTGCACATCCAGCGCGTGCCGCTGACGGATGCAGCGGCTCTTGCTGTAATCGATGGCATGGGGTGGGATCTGGACTCAATCGAGCTGATCGAAATGATGGGACTCGTGCGCGCCGTCGAAGCCTCCCACGGCATCCGCTCCTGAGCTACATTGCATCACCTCCCTGTGACCGCGAAAGCGGCTTCAGCCCGGCCAGCAATGAGCCGGGCTTTTTCTTGAGATCACGATGGCGTGTTGGTGTGCTCGAAAGCATGCAGATCGCCCCAGCCCGTGACATGCCGCACACACTCGGGCGCCCGAGGATCGCGGCCCCAGGTGAGCAGCAGCAGCGCCAGCACGGCCAGCAGCACGCTGAGCAGCACGTCGCCGGCAGTCGCGCCAGCCAGCGGCCTGGAGAGCGCCCAGCCTGCGCCGCAGACTGCGCACCAGCCCCATGCCGCGCGGCGCGACAGCTCTAGCCTGCGCGTCTGGGCCAGCAGCCACACGCCGACGCCGAGCAGCACAAGGCCGGACAGGATGCAGACGATGATCATGGCTGATCTCCGGCGCGCACACGCACGAGGCGCACGAGTAGCGGCAGCAGAATCTGACTCGACGCCGCCAGCACGCCGGCCGTGAGCCACTCGGGCAGGCCGGCCGCCGGGGCAGAGATGGGGTAGGTCGGGCCGATCTGCTGCAGCACGATCGAGCCCGTTACCCCGAACATGATCGATGACAGGACGTGCCCGATCAGCAGCACCAGCCACAGCACAATACCTGCTCGGCCTGGGTAGGTCTGGGCGGCCGATGACCACAGCCCGATGACGGCTCCGACCAGGGCGCCGATCAGTTGGGCCTCAGTCGGCAGCGCCGCACAGCCGGCCGCGACACAGCCGGCTGCGGCTGATTTTGTGATTGTGGGGCTCATATCAAACCAGATTTGCAGATGTCACGAAAACCGCAGCTGCTCCGATATAATCCCACACGCAAGTATTGTCCGCAATACCCGTTCCGGTGCCTGTTGGACCACCTGCGCCAGCGCTTATGCCGGCTGTGCGCAAAACATATGCATTCGCGCCGTTTGACCGGATAATCCCCGTTAGCGGGTACGCGGTAGATATTGCCCACAACGGCGCGTTATACCCTGCAGTAGATGCAGCCCAATAGCCAGGAACGCCAGCAGCAGCAGCGGAGTTGTAAAATGCCTGACCGCGATAAACTTTCCCGCCCGCCTTATTGGCATCTGGTTTAGCGGAGCAGTAAAACTCAGATCCTATAGGCTGGTCCGACCACACGCGCATATTTGTGGCGGTCCCCATGTAATTCTGTGCGCCGACAGCCAGCATGACTCCATCGAATACGTTTTGCCCGACAATCCGGAACCCCGATAGTTTACAGGTGGCACCAGATAGCGCAAGAAACACAATCTTGATATATGCGACGGTATCGGAAACAGAAAACCGATGCTTTGCCATTGCAAGGTCGCACCGCCATCCGCCGCCGATCAGAGTTGTTCCGGAGAAATTATCTCCTGCAAGGTGCTGGGTTGAATTTGCAAGTTGAGCGCCTGAGGAGTTAAAGCAGGCAACCGCAATAATTCCTTCAAAACCGACAGGAACCGACTTTTCAACGATAAGAGTTTTATGCTTGGTGGTATCAACAAAAACAGAAGGGCCGCCAGAACTTGTAATTGCAATTGCGTCTGAAAGTATCTCCATTGATCCACTATAGACGGTCGCGGAACCGTTGAATGCGTTGTAACCCATCCCGCGCACAGCTACCACCCCGGCGCCGACACCGAAGGCATCCGACTGAAGATCAGATATTGAATAGGTATGCTTGAGGCTGCTGAATGCATCCATCAGAGATGTTGCCTCATTGCCGAAGCAATTACCGAACACGACATCCTCGGAAAGCAGTCGGGTAAATGCCGTTCCAGATGCAATATTTACATACCCAAACTCGATCTTATTGTTCTGGCAATAACCGCCGCCGCCAAGCCATGCAACAGCGCCGCGACCAGTTTCAGCGCGGGCGTTGTATACCTGGTTGAATGCGCCAGTTTGGAATCTAACCGGGCAGCGAGTTACACCAGCATTTCCGTTTTGCAGCTCGAACGCCGGCTTTATCCACACATTATTATTGTGCAGAGTGTAACCCGCGCCGGCTTCATTTCTAATTATAACTCCGTATGAATCCAGTGTGTTAGGGTATGACGAGAATGTTGCATAGCGACCACCAAAGAAAATGTTTTCATTTACATACCCATTCCCTGCGATATTTCGTCCATACAGATCACATTGGTATTTTCCATTCTCAAGCGCGCCAATGTAAAAAGTATTTTCAGAAACTCCGGTTGTGTTTGAACCGGACAACTGAAGATTTGATGTGAATCCACTTACTAAAACAATCTCAAACAGAGATTTAAGTGTCCCCTGCACCCGGACGCCAACAAATAGATCATTCGTCCATCCGTGGGCCGTTTGGTTTGCAACGGAAATTCCCTTGTAATTTCCGTACATTAAAACAGTGCCGGTTATTGCTCCAATATCCAGGGCCGGTCGGTCTGCCGGGCCGCCATACAAAATAGACGCGCCAGATGAATCAAACGCCAGCAGCGTGATGGGCAGCGTAACAGTGTCGTTTGTCGGATAGCCTCCGGATTGCGGCAGCAATGCCAGCCCGAGGCTATTGGCTGCCGCGTAGACGGCTGCCGCGTTGATGGCGGTGTGCCATGAACCAGAAACGATGCCTCCAAATCGTGGGTCCGTGGCAGTAACCCACTTGCGCAGCACTTTGCCTATTTCCGCGTTAACGCCCTCTTGATTTGTTGCGGTCCAGTCGCCCGCCGCATCCTGTACGCCGATCTGGCTGGCCGGCGTCAAAACCCACCCTGTCCCGCCCGCATCCGGGTTTGTGGTGTTGTTGTCAACAATACTTTGCCACGTTCCAAGACCATCAGCGGTCAGCAGCTTGGCACCCTTGGGGTAGCCGCCGATGGATGCCGAAAACGCCGAGTCATACGCGTAGCCGCCGCCAGCCTGAGCCCACTGCGCGGGGCCGGAAAGAGCGTAGCCAAGCCCGTTAAAATCCTGGCGGCCGGGCGGGATGCCACCGAGCAATGGGTCGGTTTCCGTGATGATGGGCCAGCCGACATCCCATGACGGCTGTTCCGGCGTGGAGATTCCGCCAGACGTCGCGGCCGGGGCGCGCTTGGTGCCGGATGCGGCAAACGCTGTGGGGATTTTGGCGGGGGCGTTAGATTGTTGCATTGATGGCACCGTGTGACATGGTGGCCTGGCCGAAGCCTTTGGCCGATGGCCCAAAACCGAAATGACTCTTTCTGATCGCCTGATATGAGATTCTTACACCAGACGGGCGCGGCACGGCGCCTGAATTACTCAACATGTACAACTCAGCCTCGGTCGGCTGGAAATAGAATGTGTAAAGCATGTTCATGTTTTGCAGATCATGAACATAAACATCGCCGCGCCCCGCAAACAAAATCTCAAGCGCACGATTGATATTCGGCGGAGTGGTGTTTGTGATATTCGTGAGGGCCTTGACGAGTATCAAGGTTCTAAGAGCTGAATCGGTCAGTGTATAGAGGCCAACAGAACCACCAGAACTATAGAATGGTCCTTTGCCAAAAGGCGCATATTTTGCGGTAAATCCGAAGAATTTAGGGCTTGTCTGAACCCCAACAACACGGGAGACGCCGACGATCTTGGCCCATATATCAAGGCCGAACCCGGACGCCGACGAAATATCCCAGACGGTTTGCCGAAAGTTTTCTTTCGCTTCGGACGGATCAATGGATGAATTCGCTGAATCGATCAGCGCATTGATCGTCGGAGAGTTTGCGTATTGCGCAAGAATTGTCCGCCCGTGGTCTTGCATCAAGGCACCATTGCGACCGTGACGGCCGATGAATTGATTGATGGAAGCTCATCGATGCCATACGAAACCGATTGCTGAGTTTCTGTGCCGGCACTAAAACCTATTCCGATTGATATAATCTGCAGGTATTGTGAAAGCGAGGCAATTGCCGCATAGTATCGGCCGGAATAAATCTGCGAGGCAATGCGAGCGCGCGGGCCGCCATCCGCCCCCGAGAATGCCGCAACGATTGCGCCCTTGATCTGATTGGAAATATCAGACGGCAAGCGCGGGTCCAATTTGATTTGCACCAGGAAATAGGTTAGCCTTGCTGTAGGAACGAGATACGTGACCGGATAAACTGGTTTCGGGGTCGCCAGGCTAGCCGTGTCGGTCACGTTGATGGTTGTGTTGCCAGCATACCCGCAGCCCGGCGCTTTTCGCGCCCAGATCGCCACCGCGACATCGGCCGATGCGCCGCCCGCCACGCTGGCGCAAATCGAGTTGGCCGGCAGCGTGTAACCGGTCGAGCCGTAGGCCACGGGCACAGATGTCGGGTTGTCCACAACAAACGCATCCAGCACGTTCGGGACGCTGAGCAAGCCCGCCAGAATGGCTTGGTTCGTGTTCACCGAGTTGATGGCGACCGAGTTTCGGCGGCGAGTCTCGAACGCAATCCGGTTTTCAGCCAAGTTGCCCGGCGCGCCGTCTGCCGCGTTCGTGACCGACTCCCACCCAGCCACAGCCGAAACGATCATCGTCAAAGTGCCAGCAGGGCAGGCGATCGGGCCGGCTGCCAGCGCTTGGAACTGCCCCTGGGTTGACCCGCCTGCGCCGATCGTCACTGCAGCCGTGAGGGCGTACAGATTGCCATTCAGGTCGCGCGCCTGGCTGCCGGCCGGGATGACGGCGCCCACCAGTCCGCGCACGGTCGCAGACACCAGCGTGCCGGCCGCCGCGACCCGGTTGAGGTAGTAGATCCGGCCAATCGCGTCTTGAAACGCCCCGTCCGCGTTGTCGGGGTCGATTTGGTTGACCAGCTGTGCAATCGTGGCGTAGCAGTCGCCGATGATCGCAGCCAGGCTCTGCGCAAGCTGGCCCTGTGGCGTGCTCAGGGACTGATTCAGGCCGCCGCCGAAGGCGTTGCTGATGTCAGCCCAGACGCCCGACAGAATGTCCTGTTCCGATGGCACGGTCACGCCAGTGGACGTGATCTGGATCGATGGCACTGCAGTGGTCATGAGAGCGTGACGCCGAGCGCCTGGTCGTTGATGTCGATCACCTGGATCTGCCCGGCCGGAACGCGCCCCGTCAGATCCGAGAACACCATCTGGGCGTCCACGACGCCGGGGACGGAAAACGCCGCGTCGGTCAGCACCTGTTCGACGTATTGGACGGGCGGGTATTGGCCGAGGATCTGCTGCCAGTACGGCACACCGACCGACGTGTCATAGATGCACTCGCCGGCAAACGTGCGCACCGCCGACGCGACATCCTGGGCGATGGCGTAGCTGTCGGACGCAACAGCGATGTTGCCCGACGCATCAAGCACCAGATCCCAGGCAGTTTGGTCAAGCAGGAGGGTTTTCATATAACCGGCGGCGATGTTGTTCCGTCTCCAACGACATGGACGTGATTATGAACGCTTGCGCCTTGCGCGACCAGATCGCCGGACACGGTTCCCGCGCCGGACACGCTCAGATCGCCGGTGATGCTCACATTGCCATCCAACACGATGGCCGGAGCCTGCGCGCGGATCTGGCCCGGACTCACCACATCGACGCCGCCCGAGTGGAACCGAACAAACTGCGTCGGCGCGGCGCCGATGATCGTGTGCAGGTACACCGAATCGCTCAGATCGTGGCGGCGCCGGCTGCCGGGCGGCGCCTCGCCGGCCGACGCCTTGACCGCCGAGATGTCCCGATCGCACGCGGCAATCAGCCCGATGTCGCCCGGCTCAGGATCGCAGATCACCGCGTTCGATCCGCCCTGCTGGCGCAGATATGGCAGGTTGTAGATCGTTCCGTGCGGCCAGGCTTTGCCGTCGCCGTCTACCTGCTGCACCAGCGGTTGCACGTCAACCCGGCCGACAGCTGCTGCAGCGCCGGATGCAGTGCAGGCAATCACGCGCACCGGCAAGCAGGTGCGGACACGCGACAGTAGCGACAGGACCAGGAACCGCTGTTCGGCCAGATCACTGGCGCTGTCCGCCGCCGTGCGGCTGCTCAGGGTGTCAGTTTGCTGCGGCATACAAGCTCGCGTCGGAAAGCTGGATCGTTGACCACCACGGCCCGCCCGGCATCATCGTGGACAGCTCATGGCGCACGCTCTGGGTGTACCACGTCCCCGACGTGCGCGGCACCATGCTGGTGAGTTTGACGCGCCGACCGATCAGCATGTCCGGGTTGTACTCGGCCCGGCAGGTGATGCCAGTCGGGGTGAACGTCGGGTAACCGATCATCCCGGTTTCGGGTCGCAAGTCAATCTCGACGTCATCCCGCGCGCCGCCGTTCTGCCATAGGGCGACCACCTTGCCTTCAATGCTGATCCCAATCCGCGCCGCGTCGGCGATGGTGTAAATCTGATCGATGGCCGCCCCGCTCAGGTACTGGTCAGCCAGCCGGGCCGTAACGCCGTTGGCCTGCACGACGTAGCCGAGCGGTGAAGCGATGGCCGTGATCATCTCGACCACATCGCCGCCGCCCGGCGTGCTGTTGGCGGCGACGGGGGTCACGCGGTGCACGAACCCCGACTGCGCCGAGACGTTGAAGCTCACTTCAGGCGCTGCGCCGTAGTCGGCCACCGCAGCAAAGATCGTGCCTTCGAACACCTGGCGCAACCGGCTGCCGACGTCGCCCGCGAACACGGTCACCGCGTCGCCGCGCGTCGCCAGCGCGTTCAATCCGCCCGTGCCGAATGCATCCATCTGCTG